ACGCCACCAACCGGCACAACACGGCATAGGCTGGACCCCACCTAGGGGCCACCCCCCTTGGGGGCAGGCATGGGGGTCGCGCTTACAGTATACTATTCCGCACAAACATTTCTAAAAAGAACGAAAACAGAACATAAAAAGTAGCACTAATCGAACAGGGGGTACCCCCCAAGCATTTTTGGCCCGGCTAAGACCCACCCCCTGCAACCACGAAAACGTAGGAAAACACCCCATTTGCAAAACAGGGGGGTATAGTTGTATAGTTAACCAATATCTACCTTCGCACGGAGTGCGCACCAATGACTTTAAATATCGAACCTGAGTTTGACATCCCGCTGCCGGGGATGGACACAGAAGATGTGTCTAAGAAGCACCTACAGGCTCGGTTGAACGCCGCTGCAATGACGGCTGCAATGCTGGCCCAGCATGGTCTTAAGATAGAAGAGCCGACCCGAGAGGATAGAAATATCGCTGCGGGGATAGCTGCATCCTACGCAAACAACCCCCTGCATACATCTAAGAACACATCTACGACGAGAATGACGCCCTCGGCGCTGATCCTGACACAGCAGATTCTAGATGACTACGCACATCAGATTGTACAGAGTTCGGTACAGATACGTCACCTCGTCACTAATAAGCTCCTGCAGGAGACCGAGAACCCTGATGCAAAGATTCGCCTGCGTGCATTGGAGCTCTTAGGTAAGCAGGCAGACGTAGGTCTGTTCAGCGAGAAGCAAGAGATTACAGTGACCCACCAGACCACGGATGATTTGAAGAGCAAGCTGCGTGAGAAGCTCCTGCGCTTGCGGGACGTAAGTCCGGAAGAAGAGAAAGAAAACAAACCGCTAACGCTAAATGGCGAAGCCATTGATCTCGACGAGGTGCTGGGGGAAGAATGACAAACCAATCCCACGACTTCACTCCCGAAGAGATCGACGAGCTCCTCAAGAACATTGACAAGTTCTCCGCTGCCGAGGCTGCAGAGATAGAGAAGATGGTAGATGAGCTTGCCTCACGGCGAGAGCGGGAGGGTGCACGGGACGACTTGATTAAATTTTGCTTGTACGTCGATCCGACGTACAAAGTTGGGCGGCACCACCGCATCCTTGCGGATATGCTCATGGACCTCGAACGTGGGACTAAGGACCGTGGGTGCGTCAACATCCCGCCGCGTCACGGCAAATCTCAGCTCGTTTCCATCTACTTCCCTGCGTGGTTCATTGGGCGTAACCCGGCTAAGAAGGTAATGATGGTGTCCCACACCACAGACCTTGCAGTGGACTTCGGGCGTAAGGTCCGAAACCTCGTGGACACGGCGCAGTACAAGAACATCTTCCCGACCGTGGGCATTGCCACAGACAACAAGTCTGCAGGGCGGTGGAACACTAACTTTGGCGGTGAGTACTTTGCCTGTGGTATCGGTAGCTCTATCGCGGGCCGCGGTGCTGACCTGCTGTTGGTAGATGACCCTCACTCGGAACAAGACGTGCTGAATGGTAACTTTGAGGTGTTCCAGAAGGCATATGAATGGTTCACATACGGTGCGCGTACTCGTCTGATGCCCGGTGGGCGTGTGGCTATCGTGCAAACCCGTTGGCACATGGATGACCTGACAGGGCGCGTGATCCGCGACATGACCCAGAATGATGGGTCTGACCAATACGAGGTGATTGAGTTCCCTGCTATCTTCGAGAAGGAAGTGTTCAACGAGAACACCGGAGATATGGATATCGTCCAGAAGCCACTCTGGCCGGAGTTCTTTGATATACCCGCGTTGCTGCGGACTAAGGCGTCAATGCCTGTGTTTCAGTGGAACTCGCAGTACCAGCAGCAGCCCACGGCGGAAGAAGCCGCAATCGTCAAGCGCGAGTGGTGGCAGTGGTGGGAAGATGAAGACCCACCAAAATGCGAATACATCATTATGTCCTTGGACGCCGCTGCCGAGACTAACAACCGTGCCGACTACACGGCGCTCACAACGTGGGGCATATTTACCAATGAGAATGCGCGGGACGAGAAGCACATCATCCTGCTGAACTCTATCAAGCGGCGTATGGAGTTTCCTGAGCTCAAAGCCCTGTGCCTTGAGGAAAACAGTGAGTGGGAGCCTGACGCCTTCATCGTTGAGAAAAAGTCCGCTGGAACTGCTATATATCAGGAACTTCGGCGCATGGGCATCCTCGTGCAGGAGTTTACGCCGCACCGCGGCACGGGCGACAAGATGGCCCGCTTGAACTCTGTAGCAGACATTATCTCTTCGGGGCTTGTTTGGGTGCCTCAGACCCGCTGGGCAGAGGAAGTTGTCGAGGAAATCGCAGGATTTCCGTTTTCCAGCCACGATGACTTGGTTGACTCAACCGTCATGGCGCTATTGCGCTTCCGCCAAGGTGGATTTATCCGTCTGCCTACGGATGAACGGGACGAAGAGCTGCCGTATCAGCGCCGGGTAGAGTATTATTGAGGTGAAAAATGGCCGGACTTATCAAACCTACCCGCGTCACAAAGGGCACAAAGCCCACAAAGGTGCCGCGTAAGCCCAAAATGAACATCACGAAGCCTACGTTTATGACAGCGGGGACAAATATGCGGAAAACTCGCCCCAATGCTTGAAGAACTCATCCCTCCGCCGCCGACAGAGATGCGTGAAGAGTATGTGCGCATGAAAAAGCGGCTAGCTGTCGTGAAAGAGGGCATTATGCGCCGCGGAAAGAACATCCCCTACGATCTGAAAGTCGAGGAAGAGATTCTGAAGGCAAATATTGCCCATTATGCGCTGCTGTGGGGCTTCTCGGACTAAGCCTCTTCCTTAAACATACTAATTACTGCTATAGTGTCCCCAAACCTGTAGGGAGATGCTTACATGGCTATTTCTAAGCCGATGACGCCGTCAGATATCGAACTCATGGACCCCAATGATGGTGGTATTGAAGTCGATCTTGAGACTGGAGAGACTTCTCCGGCAGAAACCACCGTCACCGAGACTGAAGATGGCGGAGTAGTCATTGATTTTGGCGGCGCGGAAGAGTCCGAGACCGCTACAGACCACGATGCAAACCTTGCGGAGTTCATGGAGGACTCTGACCTCGGTTCGCTTGCCAACGAGCTCGTAGACGGGTTCTTAGCCGACCAGAATAGCCGCAAAGAGTGGTCGATGGCCTATGTGAAGGGTCTAGACCTGCTGGGCATGAAGATTGAAGACCGCACGCAGCCGTGGGCTGGTGCATCAGGGGTCTACCACCCGATGCTGTCTGAAGCTGTGGTTCGCTTCCAAGCACAGGCCATGGGTGAGCTTATGCCCGCCAGCGGGCCCGCACGCACTAAGATCGTAGGCAAGATTACCCCCGAGAAAACGCGCCAAGCGTACCGGGTCGAGCAGGAAATGAACTACCAGATCACGGAGCAGATGCCTGATTACCGCAACGAGATGGAACAGATGCTGTTTCGCCTGCCCTTGGCGGGTTCAGCATTCAAAAAGCTGTACTTTGATCCCATTGAGAAGCGCCCGGTGTCTCTTTTCGTCCCCGCGGAAGACTTAGTAGCCTCATATGGGGCCTCTAACCTGCGTACTTGCCCTCGTTACACCCACTTGATGCGCAAAACGGCCAACGAAATCGTCAAATTGCAGTCTGTAGGCTTCTATCGGGACGTGGATTTGCCTGATCCAGCGCCAGATCGCACTGATATTCAAGAGAAATACGACGAAATTGACGGCCAAGATCCGACATATTTGACTGATGATACCCGCTATATCATCCTCGAAATGCACGTAGATATTGATTTGCCGGGTGCTTTGGCCGACGAAGACGGCATTGCACGTCCTTATGTGGTCACTATCGACAAGAGTTCTAAGACAATTCTTGCTATTCGCCGTAATTGGTATGCTGATGACGAGACAAAAAAGAAGCGTATGCACATCGTGCACTACCCCTACCTGCCCGGAATGGGGTTCTACGGCACAGGTTTGATCCACCTGATTGGTGGACTCGCGAAGTCGGCTACGTCGATCCTGCGGCAGCTCATCGACGCTGGCACCCTGTCTAACCTCCCAGCAGGGCTTAAGTCGCGCTCCTTGCGTATCAAAGGGGATAACACTCCTCTGATGCCCGGCGAATGGCGTGATGCAGATGTTGCAGGCGGTACGCTCCGCGACTCTCTCTTCCCGATGCCGTATAAGGAACCCTCCTCCGTCCTATATACATTGCTTGGGAACGTGGTCGAAGAAGGACGGCGTATCGGTTCCGTAGCCGACATCGCTATCAGTGACATGGGGGCTCAGGCTCCTGTGGGCACAACGCTTGCCATCCTTGAACGTAGCCTAAAGGTTATGTCTGGGGTTCAGGCCCGTCTGCACGCTGCTATGAAAGATGAGCTTCGCCTGCTGGCAAGCATCATCAAAGAGTATATGCCCGCCGAGTATGACTACGAGATCGAAGGTGACTTTAACCGCCAAGACGACTTTGGCGGGCCTGTAGATATCATCCCAGTGTCTGATCCGAACGCTGCAACCATGGCGCAGCGCGTTATGCAGTACCAAGCAGCACTCCAGCTTGCACAACAAGCTCCGCAGCTCTATGACCTTGGAAAGCTTCACCAGCAGATGCTAGAGGTTCTTGGCATCAAGGACGCGGACAATATCATCAAGCTTCCGGAAGACATGAAGCCGCAAGACCCTGTCACTGAAAACATGGCGATGCTTAAGCAGGAGCCCATCAAGGCATTCCTGTACCAAGACCATGAGGCACATATCTCGGTGCACATGGCTGCGATGCAAGACCCGAAACTGCAACAGATCATCGGCCAGTCTCCGTTTGCTCAGGCTATTCAGTCCGCTATGACTGCGCACATTAACGAGCACGTAGCGATGTCGTATCGTAAAGAGATTGAAAAACAGCTTGGCGTGCCACTGCCTGCCGAGGGCGAACCGCTCCCAGAGGATGTTGAAATCCAACTGTCTCAGCTCGTGGCACAAGCGGCGCAGAAGATGCTCCAGCAGAACCAAGCCGAGATGGCCCAGCAGGAAGCACAACAGCAAGCGCAAGATCCGCTGACGCAAATGCAGCAAAAAGAGTTACAGATCAAAGAGATGCAGGTTCAAGGCAAGCTGCAGCTTGAGCAGCAGAAACTCCAAGTCACCGCGCAGAACAATGCCGCAAACATTGAGCTCCAGAAGAAGCGTCTCGAGTCCGAGGACAAGCGTGCAGGTGCCCAGATTGGGGCCCGCATTGCCACGCAGCTTGATACCAACAGCCGCAAGGACAAGCTCGAAGGCGCACGCCTAGGTGTTCAGATCGCGCAGAACCTCTCGGGTAAGGGTAAGTCCAATGGAGAGTGATATCTTTCTGGCGCTTCTGCGGCGCATCAACGAGCGCAAAGAACACATAGAACAAGGTCTCGCCCTCGGCGGGGCCAAAAACTTCGAGGATTACTGCCGTTTGGTGGGCGAATACGCTGCATTAAACGATACGGAAGCAGATATCAAAGACCTTGAGAAAAGGTATGTTGAACTGTAGGATAACTTAGCTTACTACTTAACGACATCGTGGAGTAGTTCCACGCAAGGTAACGACAGTACCTAAAACTGTTGCGGAGATTGAAATGTATACGGCTGATAAAGTCGATGACGCAGAAGTCCTTGCAAAACTTCCTAGCCCAGTTGGTTACCACATCCTGATCGCGGTACCTGAGCTAAGTGACACCACCAAGGGTGGCGTGTTTATTCCCGACAAACTCAAGCGTGAAGAAGAAACGGCCTCCGTTGTGGGGTATGTGATCAAGCTTGGCTCAGAGTGCTACGTGGACAAAGAAAAGTTCCCGAATGGCCCGTACTGTGCTGAAGGCGACTTCATCATCTTTCGCTCGTACTCCGGCACTCGCTTCAAGGTGCTGGGTAAAGAGTTCCGTCTCATCAATGACGACACCGTGGAAGCGGTTGTCGAAGATCCACGGGGGTATAGCCGCGCATGAGTGACGAAAATCAAACCGACGACGAAGGCGAAATTGAGCTGGAAATCGTTGACGATACTCCAGAACCTGACCGCGGTAAGCCGAAAGCTACGGATACGCAGGCCGCTACAGCCTCTGACGATGACGACGACCTTGAAGGGTACTCCGACAAGGTTAAGAAGCGCATCAACAAGCTGAAGTACGACTACCACGCCGAGCGCCGTGCTCGCGAAGAAAATGATCGCCTCAAAGAAGAGGCCATCAACATCGCGGTGAAGCTGAAGGAAGAACGGGACCAGATGGCCCGCCGTCTGGAAGCGACCGAGGATGTGTCGGTTGGTCAGGCTAAGCAACGCATCACCACGGAGCTCGAACAGGCTAAGGCCCAGTTCAAGGCAGCTTACGAAGCTGGTGACGGTGATGCCCTTGCTGACGCCCAGATGCGCATGACAGAGCTCAAGAACGAAGAGGCGCGTGTCAATTCGTTCCGCCCGCAGCGTCAGCAGCCGCAAGAACAACAGGTGCAGCAACCTGCCCCGCGCCCTGCAAGCCCTCCGCCTCCCTCTAACCGCGCAACTACATGGGCCCAACAAAACCCGTGGTTTGGCAAGGACGAAGAGATGACGGGGTACGCTTACGGCGTGCATGAACGCCTCATTAAGCAAGGTGTTGCGCCAGATAGCGAAGAATACTATAATCAAATAAATACTTCGGTACGCCGGGTGTTTGCAGAGAAGTTTGACAGTGGGAATACTGAGGACAAGACCCCTCGCCGTCAGACGAGTTCCGTGGTGGCTCCTGCTGGTCGTCAGACCAATGTCACACCACGCAAAGTTGTCTTGACCTCCACTCAGGTCGCACTCGCCAAGCGTCTGGGTCTGAAACCTGAAGTTTATGCGGCGCAACTCCTCAAGGAATCCTCAAATGGCTGAACGCACCCCCCGTACCTTGCAAACCCGCGAAGCTGGTGAACGCAAAAGTTCTTGGAAGCGGCAGGCTATGTTGCCGACCCCCGATCCCCGTCCCGGAATGAAATTCCGCTGGGTTCGCACCTCCGCCTTGGGTCAGGGCGACATGACAAATGTGTCAAAGCGGTTCCGTGAGGGCTATGTGCCTGTAAAGGCTGTAGAATTTCCCGAGCTCCATATCATGTCTGATGTTGGCTCGCGCTTCCCTGAGAACATTGAAGTCGGTGGTCTCTTGCTCTGTGCAATTCCCATCGACATTGCAGAGGATCGTACCCAAGGCCAAGCCTCCGAAGCGCAAGCTCAGATGGAAGCTGTGGATCGTAACTACCTCCGCGAATCTGACCCACGGATGCCTGTCCTCGCGCCAGAGCGTTCGTCCCGCACTACGTTTGGTAAGGGTTAACCTTACCTAGTTCCGAACTAAGCATGGAGCAGACATATGTCTACTGTTGCTACTGGTTATGGCCTTAAGCCAATCAATCTGATTGGTGGCCAACACTTCAATGGCGGTGTTATCCGCGAATACAAAGTTACCGCGAACAACGCCGCGGCTATCTTTAATGGCGACCTCGTCGTCCTGTCGTCGGCTGGCCAGCCTTCGGCTGTTACCGCAACTCCCGTTGCTGTCAAGATTCCGGCTACCTCCGCAGACGCTACTGCAGGTATCGTTGGTGTCTTGGTCGGCGCTCGTTTTGTAAACGCTGCAACCAAACAACCCGTTTGGTACCAATATCTGCCAGCTAACGCGGTCACCAACTCTGTTTCCGGCACGGAAGTGTGGATTCAGGTCATGGATGACCCCGATGCGCTGTACCAGATCAAAGGTTCCGCCGCGTTGGGTACCTTCAACTCGGGCACCGCTGGCTCTGGTTGGCCGGGCGCTGTCGGCAAGAACGCCGCGATTTCGTTTGGTTCGGGTGGCAGCACCACGACAGGCGCTTCGAGCGTTGTTATGGTTGTTGGAACTAACGGTGGTTCGCTTGCTGCAACTTCGACTCTCGCTCTGCGTATTGTTGACGTTGTTCGCGGTACTGAGTCGGATGATTACCCAGAGTTTGTCGTCAAGCTGAACGTGGGTGTTCATTCTTATTACAACTCGCTCGGCGTCTGATAGGAGGGCTGATCAATGGCAATTTCACGCGCACAGGCTCTCAAAGAACTTCTGCCCGGTCTGAACGCTCTGTTCGGTCTGGAATACAAGAAGTACGAAAACGAGCACACTGAAATCTACGACACCGAGAACTCGGAACGTTCATTCGAGGAGGAGCAGAAGCTGTCCGGGTTCGGCGCAGCTCCTGTGAAGGACGAAGGTGCGGCCATCCGCTACGATAACGCACAAGAAGCGTTCACGGCGCGGTATACGCACGAGACTGTGGCTATGGGTTTCGCCATCACTGAAGAAGCGATGGAAGATAACCTGTACGATTCGCTGTCGGCTCGCTACACAAAAGCTCTGGCTCGCGCCATGGCCTACACGAAGCAAGTCAAAGCGGCCTCGTTGTTGAACACGGGCTTCACCACGTTCCAGTCGGGCGATGGCGTTACCCTGTTCAGCACTGCACACCCCACAGTGTCGGGCATCACCAACTCGAACCGCCCCACGACTGACGTTGACCTGAATGAGACTGCTCTCGAGCAAGCTGTGATCGACATCGCTGCGTTCAAAGACGAACGTGGTCTGCTGATTGCTGCTCGCCCGCGTAAGCTGATCATTCCGCCATCGTCTCAGTTCATCGCTACCCGTCTGCTTGAGACGGAACAGCGTGTGGGTACCGCCGACAATGACATCAACGCATTGCGGAACAACGGTGCAATCCCCGGTGGTTATGCTATCAACCACTACCTGACTGACAACGACGCATGGTTCCTGACCACTGACGTTCCGAACGGCATGAAGCACTTTGTGCGTACCGCCATGACGACCGCCATGGACGGCGACTTCGACACTGGCAACGTTCGCTACAAGGCTCGTGAGCGTTACTCGTTCGGCGTGTCTGACCCGCTGGGTATCTACGCTTCTCCCGGTGCATAACCTGCACTGAGAAAAGTTCTATTGAACTGATTGAAGGGGTCGTGAAAGCGACCCTTTCTTTTTGTTTTATTCCCCTGTACACTGCATTAGTTACTACTGGGTTTAACTGCCACCCTGACCGCGCCCAGCGGACTTTGCACAGACAGAGTGGCCCATTGTGCAAAGGAACCCAACATGGGTAAGTCTACTTTCTCCGGCCCGATTCGCGCTGGAAACATCTATGACACCACTGGTACGACCCTTGGAACCAACGTGAAGAACGTGGGTTCTGTTGTGATGGTGCAAGTGTATGCAGTCACGCAAGCAGACAGCGCCACGGCACTTGCAACCACCATTGTTCTTCCGGCAAACAGCCACATCCTGAACATCCAGCTTCTTTCGACGGTTGCTTGGTCTGGCGCTGCTACCACCATCAGCGTTGGTACAAGTGCAACGGCTACGGAGCTTGTTTCTGCTGGTGTGACCAGCGGCGCAATTGGCTTGGCTTCTCTGACCCCCGGCACTGATGCAACGCGCACAGCAAACTGGGATGACACTGGCACTACGGATAAGCGCATCTTCATCCTATCGGCAAACACTGGTGCTGGTGTGGGGACTATCACGGTTCGCTACATCCAAGCACACGACTTGGCATAACTGAAATAGAGCGGCCCCCAAGTGGGGCCGTATCCTCAATGCTTCAGGAGTGAAAAATGGCTGGTAGCACGACTGCATACCGTAACGCAGACGCAACGGTGTCATCCTATGATGCCCGCGCCGTCACGACGAGTGACACGACAAACATTCCCCCTACCCGTGGTTTGTACATTGGTTCTGCTGGGAACGTGGTGGTGGACATGGCATATGGAACTACAATCACCTTTGTTGGTGTTCAGGGCGGCACAGTGCTTCCAGTTCAGGTGACACGCATCTACGCCACCAACACCACCGCAACTAACATCGTGGCTCTGTACTGAGATGTTTGTAGGGATTGGCATGAACCTTGTGCGCGGTGGGGCATCAGCGTCCCCCGCTTCCTTGTTCGCAGCGTCAGAACCCGGCGTCTGGTACGATCCCTCTGACCTGACCACGCTCTTCCAAGACAACACAGGGACCACGCCTGTGACGGCTGCGGGGCAGACTGTTGGCCTGATGCTGGATAAGTCTCAAGGGCTGGCGCTTGGATCAGAACGGCTGACGAATGGGGATTTTTCAGGAGGTTCAACTGGGTGGTCTGTCACTGGTAGTGACGCCACACACATTGCAACTTTCTCAAACGGAACACTTCGCTATCAAAGCGATACGACAACTCCTATACTTAACGTTTCGCAAGCTGGCTCTATGGTAGTTGGCAAGACTTACCTCGTTACGGTTGTTACATCTGCTTATACGAGTGGTTCCATAAAGTCCGATGCTTTTGGGGCTACTGTGGTTTTGTCGAACGGTTTAGGTACTATAACTTTTCGAGGAACTGCGTCCAGTACAGGTTTTGTAATTACGCGCAATAGTACCAATGTGGACATCACTATTGACAGCATTTCCATTAAGGAGATCGCGGGCAACCACGCCACGCAAGTTACCTCTACACAGCGTCCTATCTACGGGATCAACCCAATCGTCGGGACGCGCAACCTGCTGACTTATACGGAGCAGTTTGATAATGCTATTTGGACTAAAACCAATGCTAACGTTACGGTAACTGCAAATACGACCACTGCACCTGATGGAACACTAACGGCTGACACTGGGACTATTTCTGTTGGCGGCACAGATAGTGCTATAGTTCAATCTATATTTGTAGCAAACAATTCTTCAGCATATACCTATAGTTTTTATGTAAAGCGTGTCGCTTCTGAAGTTGGCGTCCGCTTTGATATGCGATTTATAGGTGGCACTTCTACACTTAACTATGCGTGTCTGCTTACATGGTCCACACTTACCATAACTAAGGGTGGTGCCGTTGCAACATCTACATCAATCACGGATGTGGGTTCAGGGTGGTATAGAATATCCGTAACAGCAAGTAATAACAGCACTGGGAACACAGTCGCCCAATTATGGGTATACCCATCAGCTTCTTTAATTGGACCTGTTGAGGCTGGCTCTGTCTACCTCTGGGGCGCACAATTCGAAACAGGCTCCACCGCCACCGCCTACCAAAAGGTCGTGTCGCAATACGAAGTCACACAGGCTGGCGTTGCATCTGCATCGTATATCGCTTTTGACGGCGTAGATGACGGCATGGTCACGCCCACAATCACTCCGGCTATCGACAAGGCACAGGTATTTGCTGGGTTACGGAAGCTATCTGATACGGCACAAAAGATTGTTGCAGAAATGTCTGCGACGATTGTATCAAATGCGGGTGCTTTCTCTCTTACTGCCCCAAATAGTGCCGCTGCCAACTACAATTTCAGTAGTAAGGGAACGACACAGACTGACAATGTGGTAACGACATACACCGCGCCGATAACAAACGTCATCAGCGGCCTTGGCGACATTGCGGGGGCATCAAACTTGATCCGTGTAAATGGCTCGCAGGTTGGTTCAACGCTGACCACACAAGGCACAGGAAACTACCTTGCCTATCCACTTTATATCGGTCGCCGTGGTGGCTCTACACTGCCATATAACGGTCGCATCTACAGCCTTATCGCACGCTTCGGTCCTAACCTGACTACGGGGCAGATCACATCCACTGAAAGCTGGGTCAACGGGAAGACAGGGGCATACTGATGGAAACCACAACCATAGCTTGCCCGCCTGACTTCACCGATCCCAATGTCGATCCGGCAACAGCCCCCATCTGGACGGACGGCACAACAGACTATCAGGTCGCATCTGGGCCGCTTGAGGGCTACACGACAACTGAACCTATCCAAGCACAAGCAGATCGTGTTAATGTGGTGGTGGGCATGGATGGCCTTGATGCTCTTGCAGCAATGGGCCTGACAGTGAAGGAAGCTGTAGATGGCTAAGACCCCGGCGTGGACCCGCAAGGAAGGAAAAAGCCCGTCTGGCGGTCTCAATGCCAAGGGTCGCGCATCATACAACAAGGCCAATCCCGGTAAGCCGGGGTTGAAGGCTCCACAGCCTGAAGGTGGCTCCCGCAGGGACTCTTTTTGCGCCCGAATGACGGGTATGAAGAAGAAGCTGACGAGCGCTAAGACGGCTAACGACCCCAATAGCCGTATCAACAAAAGCCTTCGGGCGTGGAAATGCTAGGAGAGTAAGATGGCAATCGGTCGCGGCAGCATGATGAAAGAGCTCTTTGGCAATCGCCAAAAGGCTAAGAAAATGGCGACAGGTGGTACTCCTACTCCCACGGATACGATGAACCAGCGTGGGCGCGATATTGCTGAACAGGCGCAAGCAGGGGGTATGAAGATGGCTACGAACGCTCCTTCGCGTATTACGCCACTCAACCCCGCGACTTATTCTCAGGGTACGCCTCCTATGCCCAGCATGAACGGCCCCGTGCGGACGATGAAAAAAGGTGGTTCTGTACGTGGTTGTGGCTGCGCTACCCGCGGCAAATCTGGCGCAAAGGTGTATTGATGGCAAAGAACTGGATCGCAGGCGCTATCAAAAAGCCCGGGGCCCTGCGCTCCGCGCTGAAGGCTAAGCCGGGTGAACCCATCCCAGCAAAAAAGCTTGCTGCTGCGGCTAAGAAACCGGGCAAACTGGGCCAACGTGCGCGTCTCGCCGAGACCCTTAAGAAGATGAAGTAACATGGGCCGCACCAACGAAGCCTTGTGGGAACAGTCCAAGTCGCAGGCGAAAGCCAAAATGGGCGGTAAGCATTCTGCCCGTGCCATGCAGCTTGCTGGAAAGATCTACAAGGATAAGGGCGGTGCGTACACTGGTGAGAAGACCGCGGCCCAAAAGTCTATGTGGAAGTGGACTAAGGAAGATTGGGGCACAAAAAGCGGTAAAAACTCCACAGTCGGGCCGAAACCCACCGGGGAACGCTACCTGCCAAAGAAAGCTCGTGAATCTCTAACAACTTCAGAGTATGCTGCGACTACGAAGGCAAAGCGGGAAGGCACAAAGGCCGGAAAGCAGTTTGTCGCACAACCGAAGAAGATCGCCGCCAAGACGGCAAAGTTTAGGAAGTAACCATGGCTGTTATAGTACCTGACCTGCCAGAACTGTTTGAGGAAGCCTACGAACGCGCTGGCCTTGAAATGCAGTCAGGTTATGACCTGAAGACGGCCCGCCGCAGCCTCAACCTGCTTACCCTAGAGTGGCAGAACCGGGGCCTGAACCTGTTTACTATTGAGTCTGGCACACAAGCGCTGACTTCGGGAACCGCCACTTACACGCTGCCTACAGGCACAATTGATCTGATTGAGCATCAGCTACGTACAGGGAGCGGGACTTCTCAGGTAGATACCTACCTAGAGCGCATCAGCGTTTCCACCTATTCGCAGCAGACCAACAAGCTGATCACGGGCCGTCCCACACAGATCTTCGTGCAGCGCCTCGCTACAACAACCACGTTCACCCTGTGGCCCGTGCCAGACAACACCCAGCCGTACACAGTTGCGTACTACCGTCTCAAGGGTATTGATGGTCTGGCCTCGGGTATTGGTGGCGATATGACCACGGTGCCACCGCGCTTCGTGCCTGCCCTCGTAGCAGGGTTAGCGTACTATATCGCCATGAAAAAACCCAAGTCTCAACCCTTGGTGCCGCAGCTCAAGGCCATCTACGACGAACAGTTTGAGCTCGCTGCTGATGAAGATCGTGATCGTTCTTCGGTTATGTTTACTCCGTTCAACTCCATGATGTTGGGGAACTAAGATGCCCGCATACGCCCGTGGCAGTAAAGCTTTTGGATTCTGCGACCTCACTGGGTTTCGTTACCCTCTGAGCGAACTTGTCTGGGAAATAAAGCTTGGGCGGCGCACTGGGTTTCGTGTCGGTAAAGATGTTGTAGATCCTGATCACCCGCAGTTGTATCTCGGGCGTCTCAAAATCAATGACCCGCAGGCACTAAAAGACCCGCGCCCCGATACCGCAGAGGCTGAAGCAAATGCCATCTGGGGATGGAACCCTGTTTGGAATCCGCTGCAATATGCTGTAGGATCTGTTGGAACTGTAACTGTAACCACTACCTGAGGAGGCCGTCATGGCTATGAAAATGAAAGAAGGCTCTGCTAAGGATATGCGCGAAGACAAGGCTATGGCCAAGAAGCGCGGTATGCCTATGAAAATGTGGGAAAAATCGGCTGCTGACAAGAAGCACGATGCTCCCGAGAAAATGGCTAAGGGCGGCGCGGTTAAGAAGTCTATGGGCGGCACTGTTCGCGGTGCTGGTTGCGCTACCCGCGGTAAAACCGGGGCGAAGGAATACTAAGCCATGAACTACACGCAACTCAGCCAAGCGATACAGGACTACACGGAAAACACGGAAACCACTTTCGTGAACAATATTCCTACGTTTGTTCGCCAGACTGAGGAACGTATTTATCGCTCCGTGATGATCCCGGAACTCCGTAAGAACGTCACAGGCGCTTTGACGAGCGGGAATAAATACCTCGCTCGTCCTTCCGATTTCCTCTCCGTCTTTTCTCTTGCAGTGATTGACGGCACGGGGGAGTATCAATACCTCATCGACAAAGATGTGAACTTTATGCGTGAAGCATATCCGTCACCGTCAGTGACTGGGGTGCCAAAGTACTACGCTCAGTTCGACGGGGATATCGCATCTACAAGCTACGGTAACTTCATTCTGGGCCCGACCCCAGATGCCGCATATCAAGTAGAGCTGCATTACTACTACGACCCTGCCTCTATCGTGGATACTGGAACATCGTGGCTTGGTGAAAACGCCGAGACTGTGCTCCTGTACGGTTGCTTGATTGAGGCTTATACCTTTATGAAGGGCGACAACGACCTCGCAGCTAAGTACACTGAGCGTTATCAGGGCGCACTAGCCAACCTTGGCCTCATTGATGTACGTAGTAAGCGTGATGATTATCGCGATGGGCAAATAAGGACGAACACATGAACTCTGGGTTTATGGATATCCCAAGGGACATTCCCCTTGTTCAAGTACATACGACAAATGGTCGTGGCTTCACGCCGGAAGAGGTTGCAAAGCGCTGCGCTGATCGCCTGATGTATGTGGCTGACAGTGCGCCGCTTGAGATCCGCGAACAGGCAATGGCGTTCAAGGATCACATTGAGAAGGTCGTTGCCATCTATATGCGCGAAGCTATCGCCAGTGACCGTACAACTGTGTATAATACACTCAAGACTGCGGGTCATGGTGACCTTGCTGAACTGATCAGGAGGATCTGACATGGCATTTACTGGTAACTTCATGGCTACGTCTTTCAAGACAGAACTCTTGAAAGGTTGTCACGACTTCACCCTCACCACTGGTGACGTATTCAAGCTTGCACTGTACACCAACAGCGCATCCTTCACCGCTGCCACCACTGCCTACACGGCGACCAACGAAGTGGCTGCTTCAGGCTCCTATGCTGCTGGTGGCGGTACGCTGACCAACATCACGGCAACAAACTCAGGGACCACGGCATTCACTGACTTTGCCGACTTGACCTTCACCACGGCAACCATCACTGCCCGTGGCGCTATGATCTACAACAC